ATTTACGACTATTCCAAAGCCACTCACTATCAAATTATTGCTGGCGATTTAATCAACCAGCCCAACCTCACCTACATCCACAAAGATAGAATACTGCGCCTTGATGGTGACTGGCTGCCCTATCGCATTAGGCAGCGTAACTATGGATGGGGAATGAGCAATTTGCAAGTGATTTACGATAGCTTCCGCCACTATTGGACTGGCTTGAATTCTGCCGCTACGTTGCTCACGGAATTCGACATCTTTGTGCATAAGATTCGCGGGCTTGCTGCAATGCTTGGTGCAGGCAAGGAAAGCCAAGTGAAGGATAGGCTTGTCGTTAATGACATGAGCAAGAGCATCTATCGTGGCTATGCAATTGACGCAGAGAAAGAAGAGCTTGAATTCATTAGCCGCAATTTTAATGGCATTGGAGAAATCCTGGAGAAGCTCCGCATTGATATTATTGGTGCTTCCAAAATCCCTCACACTCTATTGTTTGGTGAAAGCCCTGGCGGGCTTGGTTCCACTGGCCGCAGTGAAGAGCGTGACTTTGCCAAAACCCTTGCAGACTACCAAACGGCCACTTTCAAGCGCCCGCTTAAGCAGCTCATTGAATACATCCTGCTTAGCAAGACTGGCCCGACCAGTGGCAAGCTTCCAGAATCATGGCGCATCCATTTCAATGACTTGTACGAACTGAACGAACGCGAGAAGGCCGACGTGAGAGCGCGTGTGGCTGCCGTAGATGGCCGCTACATCCAACTTGGCGTTCTGCACCCGCAAGAGGTGGCAGATGCTCGCTACGGAGGCTCTGAGTGGTCAATGGAACTCACTCTTGACACATCACTTCCTCGTGAGCTTCCCATGCAAGGGCAGAGTGGAGGGCAGAGTCAGGGGCAAAATAAACTGGCTGTGCCTACCGGTGGTCGTGATCCTCTCAACGAAGAGAATGGCACTCTTCCAATGGACGGCAGCAGGGAAGTGGAAGATAGTGCTGGGCTATTTCTTCCCCGTGATCTAGAGAAAGTGCGTGGCGACATTGCCTTCAAAGACAAGGACTTGCATCAGCAGGCTATTGCAACAGCAAAAAATAAATTTAAGGTGTGGCCTAGCGCCTATGCCAGTGCCTATATGGTCAAGTTATACAAAGAACTGTACAAGCGCAAGCATGGTTCCTCCGGCGGAGCATTTAGCAATAAAGACGGCGAGGAAGTCCACGCTGATGATCTTGAGCAATGGTTCCAGGAAGAGTGGGTGAGGATTGGCGCCAATGGGGAAATCCTTGGTGAATGCGGCGGGCGTGAAGAAAAGGAAGGGAAGCCCAAATGTCTACCAAAGGCAAAGGCAGAAGCACTGAGCAAGGAAGAACGTCAGACAATTGTTGCCCGCAAGCGCAAGTCAGATCCTAATCCTGATCGCAAGGGACCAGCAAAAATGGTTAGCAGCAAAGTGGATGCCAAAGATCCATCCGCACATTCGTATGCCACAAAGCAAGAGGCACTCAACACAGCGGAAAAGATTGGCTGCACAGGCTTTCATCAGGAGGAAGGGGAAGATGGTCCTATTTTCATGCCATGCTCCACTCATGCAATATTCCTTGAAAAGCATGAAGAATTCTTAGCAAGCAAGAATGATGCAATCGACCCATTGAAGACTTCCGGCTTTTTGCTAAGCGACGACGAGGAGGCTGCTTTTGTTTCGCCCGAGGACATTGATGCTGCATTGAACCAATGGAAAGAGCTAGCTCCAGAAAGGTTTAAGGATCTGCTGGAGGCTGAAGATGTCCAGCCTTCTTGATGTTTCATCATTTGCTGAAACCATTCTTGCCAGTGAAACCCGCCTTGATGCTGAATGGTCCTACGATCCAATCAGCGGGCGTTATCGCGGGGAGAATGGTCGCTTCCTAAGTCAAAAGGCCATTGAAGCATTGATAGACGGAAGGATAAACAAACTGAGCACACAGCTCAAGGACTTTACCAATCGTCTCATTGATGGCTCTATAACCATCAATCAATGGCAAGGTAGTGTTCGTGAAGCCCTCAAGCCTGCACACATTCAAGCAACAATGGTGGGGGCTGGTGGCAAGGCTGCTATTTCCCAGGCGGATTATGGCCGCATTGGACAGAAACTGCGGGGTGAATATGCCTACTTACAAAAGTTTGCTTCTGGCTTGCTGGCTAATAGTATTTCACCTCCGATGGCCCTCGCTCGCATTGGGCTTTATGCGGAGAGCGTAAGAGCCTCCTTCTGGGAGGGCACTGCCATTAGGCAAGGACGACAGGGCTACTCATTGATGCAGCGCATCCTGGACAGCCAAGCAGCGCACTGCCAGGATTGCTTGGGCTACTCGGCTCGTGGCATCGTTCCCATCGGCAGTCTTCCCCTGCCGGGCCAGCGTTGTGCCTGTCGCGCAAGGTGTCGTTGTTCCGTGCGCTACCTCAGGCAACAGGCTCCAGTGGTTTCCGTTTGATTGTGCCACTATCATCGGAAAGATTCCGACTTTCCCGATGAAACGCATCCTGTACTGTGGTGACGCATTTGTAGAGACAGGCTTTGGCCGAGTGGCCGAAAACCTGCTTCCAGCACTGGCCGAAGAGTATGAAGTGGTCGTAATGTCTACCAACTACCACGGCGACCCCCATCCAGAAGCAAAGAAGTACAAGGTGTATCCGGCCATGCTCCATGGCACCGATCCATTTGGCGCCCATCGCATTGCCGAAATCATCCAGCGCGAAAAGCCCGATTTGATTTGGGTGACCAACGATATTTGGATTGCCATCAACCTTTGGAATCAAGCTAAGCCGCTTCAAGAGAAATTTGGCTTCAAATGGTTTGTTTACACCCCCATTGATTCCTATGGGCTCTTTCCTTCGTTGGCGGCTCCAATGTTGGAATGGGATGGCTTGGCCACCTACACAGAATTTGCGGCGAAAGAATTAAGACTTGCGGGGTATGACAAGCATGTTGATGTGGTTGGTCATGGCACTGACTTCACAAAGTTTTTTCCAATGAACAAGGCAGAATGCCGCAAGGAACTAGGAGTGCCAAACGATGTTTTCATTGTCTTCAATGGCAATCGCAATCAACCGCGCAAGCGTATTGATTTAACTATCAAGGGATTCATTGAATTCGCCAAAGATAAGCCTGATGCGCGTCTATGGCTCCACATGGGCAAAAGGACATGGGATGGCCCATTGTTGAGCTTTTCAAGCGAGTGGCGCGTGACGCTGGATATGATGCCACTGGCAAGCTCATTCTTACCAGCCCCGACTTTTCCATTGACAACTGCCTTCCCGTTGAGCAGTTGAATAAAGTGTACAACGCAGTGGACGTTGGCGTGAACACTTGCATTGGCGAAGGGTGGGGCCTGGTTAATACTGAACATGCTGCAACTGGCGTGGCGCAAGTGGTGCCCAACCACACGAGCTTGAAGGAAATCTTTCATAACCAGCCCCGCATAGAGATTGAAAGCTGGGAAGTGGATTGCAACTATGGTCTTGACCGAGGACAGCCATCCCCAATAGATATGGCAGACATCCTCAATGTTTATTATTACGACCGAGAAAAATTGGCCGAGATGGGGGCACAGTGCTGGGAGCTGGTGCATCGGGAGCACATGACCTGGCCTTACATTGGCGATCAAATGCTTGACATTGTTGAACGCACACTTGCAATCAAGAAAGATGACAAAGCCGAAGACATTCTTCCTACCGTGAGGATTGACTGATGCCGATTTCACAAATCTTTCTTTCTGATGCTGAGGATCAAGAACTTTCTCCTTTCTTGCGGCATGCTACTGGCACAGTACAAGCAGCTTTTCCCAAGGAAGAACATACCATCTACAACAAGGAAACCCTGCGGCAATTTATAGCTGACAACTATGATCTTGATGTGCTGTGGGCCTATGATTCTCTGCGTCCTTATTCTTACAAGGCTGACCTGGGACGGTTCTGCTTGCTAAATAAACTTGGTGGCTGGTATTTTGACATTGCCATCAGAGCGGTCAATCCAGTGGCATTGAGCGACCGCATTGAATTCTTGGCCTTCCGAGACATTCAACGCTTCAGCTACACTTCCTGGGCATGCGCCACCACTGTTCTCTATTCCAAGCCAAGCAATCCTTCGCTGGTTACTGCCATTGAGATGATCGTGAACAATTGTCACGAACAATACTACGGCATCACCCCATTGTGTCCCACTGGCCCTACGCTTCTTGGTGCAGCACTAGCAGCAAATGGCGGCAACGTCAACCACGTTTTTGGTGACTATTTGGAGCTTACTCCCACGCACGAACAGAAGAACCGAGCCTTTATTCTTCCTGATGGCACGATCATGGCATGGAGCAAGCCATCTGGCGGTGGTGATCTCACTGGAGTGGGAGCTAAAGGTGTAAACAATTACAACGAACTGTGGGCAAGCAGGAAGGTGTACGCATGAACTTAACCGAGCTTGCTAATTTCTATAACAGCGACAAGGGAAATTCTTACAAGTGCGCTCATTGTTACACCCAACATTACGAAAAAGCGTTTGCTAAATACAAACAACAACCTTCGCTTTCTCTCCTGGAAATTGGCTTGAACCGTGACGACTGCAGCGAAGTACCCTCGTTGCGTATTTACCAAAATTATTTTGGAGAGAAGGCCAGGTTATTTGGCTTTGACATTAGGGAGGAGTTTAAGATTTTTGAGAAGGAAGGCTTTGAAATCTTCATTGGAGATCAATCTAATCCCGCTGATTTGGAGCAATGTTACGCCAATCAATACGACATTATTGTCGATGATGGTAGTCATGCTTCTTCACACCAGCAAATTACGCTTCGACACTTGTGGAGTGCATTAAAACCTGGTGGTCTTTATGTAATCGAGGATCTGCACTGGCAGCCTTTTGAGGAAAGCTGCAGCAAGACTGTCAGCATCGCTAGGCAATGGATTGATGGCAGGTTAGAGGGTGGTGAGCACTTGCCGATAGAATGGCTCAACACTTTTGCCCGAGAAGTGGAGAACATTGAATTGCTACCATCTGCTAGTCCATTGCATCCCTCTCACCTGACAAAGAACGCTCTTCTCTTTCTCTGGAAAAAATAATGACAACTAGCTGGGACTGTTTTGATACTCTTGTAACGAGAGTGCGCCTAAATCCCCTCACAGTTTTTGACTGGATGGGAGGAAAGTACGGGCTGCCTAATTTTACTCACAGGCGAAAAGCGGCGGAAAGTAGATCCCCAGAAACGCTGTTCTCTATTTATGAAGAACTTGCGAAAGATTATCAATGGACCGAAGAGCAAAAAGCTTTTTACAAGAAAGTCGAAATCCAGGCAGAGATTGAACAATGTGTGTCCATTGAAGAGAATCTTCGCCAAGTAAAAGACGGTGATCTAATCGTCAGCGATATGTATCTTCCGCGAGAAGTCATTGAGGCAATCTTGCGCAAAAATGGGCTAAACAAAGCGGTGTCAATCTATGTGAGCACTGGCGGCAAAAGCTCAGGAACCATCTGGAAGCATCTCCCTTCCATTGATCTCCACATAGGTGATAATCTGCATTCTGATGTGAATAGCCCTAGCGCTTTTGGCATTGATGCCAAGCACTACACAAATTTTGAGCTAAATACTTTGGAGCAATTGGTTGGCGGCGAATTAGGCCTGCTAATGCGCGTGGTGAGATTGGCCAATCCGTATGAGCCTGACACTATCTTGCATCGCATGTGGTTAGAGCAGTCACAGTTAAACGTGCCAGCGCTCATCCTTGCATCCGCCTCTCTTCCATCGGATAATCTTGCTTTTATTCATCGTGATTGCGTACATTTACAGCGCATCCATGAACAGCTTCACGGGTGCCAAAACGTAGCCTTTCATTGCTCAAGAATTGCAATGGAGGAAAAGGGGGATGCGTGGAATGACTATGTGATTAACACTGCCAAAGGCCGAACTATTGTTGATTTACAAGGCACCGGAGGAAGCGTCGGAAGATACTGGGCAGAAGTTTTTTATGAAAGGCCCGAAATTATTTATGTCACTGGGATGATGGCGGTGGGAAAGGCCCTGGTCACTATTTCCACTGATGTTATTGAAAGGTTTAATTCTTCTCCATTGGGATCACTGGGAAGGTTTCCTGAAAGATTTGAGAATGAGTTTGACAAAGATGTTTTGGAATGCCAGAAGCTAGCCGTTGACAAGGCCATTCGATACATGCCCTATTTTTCCCTGAAACAAGAGAACCTTGGCTTGCTTGCCCGTTTAGTTTTTTTAATGTATCACTCGCATACTCCCGTGTGGAACAACCATCAAAGCAATCATGCTATTAACAAGGTGGAGCGTGATTGGCCCGCTGCGCGAGCATTGGACGATACAATTGCAATAGGAATGGCATTTAAATGATGACCAAAAAGCAAAAGCAGGCAAAAGTTGCCAAGGTGATGCGTGAATTCAAGGCTGGCAAGTTAACTAGCGGTGGTGACCTCACTGGAGTGGGAGCCAAAGGCGTGAACAATTACAACGAGCTATGGCATGCGCGGAAGGTGTATGAAACCGTCTGATCTGCAAATGTATGCAGTGTGCATGCACGACATGCCGCTGAAATTTGCCTCACAGACCAATATGCAAGTGGTCATCGCCAATGCTTGTAAGCTCACCATAGAACAGCGCACCTTTCATGAAATCCAAGGTCATCTTCTTGATGACGAAGGCCATAGCATTTCAATGCTCAATCCATGGTGGGGAGAACTTACGGCAGTGTATTGGCTGATGATCAACAGCAATGCACAGCTCATTGGCAACTGCCAGTATCGAAGGTTTTGGGACGAAGATGCACTTGCTCGTGCTGATGAGCGCGTGCTGTACACTTCCGAACCCTGCGCCTTCAACTGTTCCCTTGCCACTCAATTCAGAGGAGGCCATTCCTTCCCTGGCATTGAGATGACGATGGCATTGGCAGAAGCTGGCAGGCTTCCTTTCTCTGCGGAAGAGATGGCTGCCGTGTGGAACCAGAACGTGTTCCAGGGCGGCCCGATGCTGTTTGGTCCTAGGCAGTCCTACGAGCGCGTGATGAACAGGCTCTTTGATTGCCTGTGGCCCATCTGGGAGGAGTTCAAGGAGCCCATCATGACACTACAAGGCTATGACCAACGAGCCATGGCTTTTCTTAGTGAGCGCTTACTATCTGGGCTGATGCTGTACAAGGAGAAATTCTTTGGTAGTATGCCCATGAGTCGCGCCCCAATGGGCTTTATTGGCTAATGGCACACACGCTTCTGGACCTTGGCACGCAGCCATTAGTCAACAATCTTTGTCGCACTGCGGAAGAGGCTATGGCAGCCGAGCGCTTCCCTCTGCGAGCAGTGGTCGAGGATGACCTGACCATCCACTTGGATTATGCAGTGGAACCAGCCAAGCTCTATCAACACTACCTTTACCGTAGCGGCACAAGTCAGCCATATATTGACCATTGCGCTGCTCTTTTTCAAAGCTTCAAACATCTTAAGCACGATACGATTATTGACATTGGTGGAAACGATGGTACGCTCCTGAAAACTTTCCAGAAGGAATCAAGCGAGAAGCTCCGCCTTGTGAATGTAGACGCCAGTGAGAGCATCAGGAAAGAAAATGAAGGCGCTGGCATTGAATTCATCAATGCTTACTGGGGCGACGAAGTGGACGTGCCAAAGGCCGATATCATCACTTCCACCAATGTATTTCAGCATACAAAAGACATTCATGCCTTCCTTCGTGGCATCCAAAAGCATCTAGATGGAGTGTGGATTCTTGAGTTTCCCTATGCGTTGGAAACCATTTGCACTGGCCAATTTGATCAATTTTACCATGAGCACTATTACTACTGGCTGCTTTCCCCATTGGAAAAGTTGTTTAAGCAATATGGGCTGAAGATCATTCATGCACTGCCACAGGATATTCATGGTGGGACCATGCGGCTATGGATGACCAATAAAGAACCTAGCGCCCCTGCCATTGATCTCTCTCGCTACACCAAGTATGAGCAAGAGGCAGTGGACGGAGCATTCTTCGAGACAGCCATTGAAAGCATCAGCAGCCAATTTATTTTTTACTTAATCAATGGCATATTTGGAAAAGTTTGTTTCTTTGGCGCAGCAGCAAAGGGCTGCGTGTTTCTCAATGCCCTTGGTCTCAATGTTGACACTGTTGGTGAAATGGTGGTCATTGACGACACGCCGGAGAAGCAGGGCCTTTACATTCCTGGCACCGGTTTTCAAGTGGTGGATAGGAGCGTATTGCCGGAGTACGATACCGTCGTCATCCTTGCTCATAACTTTAAGGAGCACATCATGAAATCATTAGCTAGGGAGTGGAGTGGTCAAATCATTTCTCTTCTTCCGCTGATGCCATGAAGCAACTCTTTGCCTGCCTGTGATGCCATGAAGCAACTTTTTGTCATTTACCATCTCTATCAAGCGCACCACTGGGAGCAAATCTTTAGCGAGCAAATGGGCCTGCTAATGCTCAGTGGGCTTTTTGATGAGGCAGAAGTAATCGTTTCAGTGAATGGTTCTTCCCCATTGCCGAAAGGACCATACAAGCAAGTGTATCGAGAAGATGGTTTCTCTGAAAAGCCATCTCTTTTGCTGGCAAGGCATTATGCAGAATCATTCCCCGATTCACAAATCCTTTACTTCCATAGCAAAGGCATTTCGCATCCGACTAAAAACCAGGATGACTGGCGCATGATGATGCAACATTTCATCTTGATGGACTGGCGGCGAGCTTGTTTGTTGCTTGACGATCATGACGTGGTTGGAGTGAACTGGCGATCGTTCCCCGTGGAGCATTCCTCTGGCAACTACTGGTGGGCCAATGCTTCTCACCTTGCTAAGCTGGATCCTGCTTTCTTGAACGACCACGATCGAATGAGCCAGGAGTTTTGGATTGGCTCCATTCCAGCCAAAGTGCATAATATGCACGAAACTGGCCTCGATCACTACAACCAGGCCTGTCCTTCCCATAGTTACTGTTCTTCTTATTTCCAACCATGACTCTCCGCGAAATCATTGCCAAGTACGACATCAATGGCCACGAGAAGGATGGTGGCACGGATAAAGACACCTATCACTCCTACATTGAGCTTTACGAGCGACTTTTGGCTCCCTTTGTTGACAAGGCAATCACGCTGGTTGAAATTGGCATCCAATATGGTGGGTCGATGCTGCTATGGCAGGACTACTTGCCCAAGGCTCAATTTGTCTTTGTGGACAATGTAAACAGCATCCATCCCAAGATTCTTGAGCATGTGGATCAAGAGCGCGTCACCATTTTATTTGAAGATGCCTACAACGATATAGGGGCAGATGATGTGTGGTCCTTTGCTGAAAGCGGCCCTTCCGGCGGCGTTGACTTCATCATTGACGATGGCCCGCACACTCTGCAAAGTCAGCGTGATTTCCTGCGTTTGTACTTGCCATTGCTTAATTCTGGTGGCGTTGCATTGATTGAAGATGTGCAAGATACTTATTGGTTTGCCGATTTAGAAGAAGAAGTGCTGAGGCTAGGCAAGGGCTACGTTACTGAGTGCATCGACATTCGTCACATCAAGGGGCGTTATGATGATTTAGTGTTTGTAGTGCAAAAGCTGTGACCATCAAGATTCACGAAGATGCTGCAATGCCTGAAAACAAAAAGGCAAAGCAAGCAAAAATTGCCAAAGTCATGCGCGAATTCAAAAGCGGCATTCTGATGGGCAGCGATAAAAAGCCCATCACGAATAGGAAGCAAGCGATTGCTGTTGCTTTATCCAGTGCTGGTATGAGCATGGCAGGCAAGAGTGATGCCTACTGGGACAGTTACGTTATGACAATGATGCAAGGAGAAGGCGAAGAAGAAGAAGAGACTATGGATGAAACGGCTGGGGAGGCACGTTGCAAAGGTTACTTGCGCACCCTAGAAAAAGATCGCGCAAAAAAGCGTTAAGGGGAGACGCTGAATCGTTTTCCCCTCCATCGCCTGTACGGGCTGCAGCGCGTCGCGGGCTTGAACTACGCAAGAAGTATGGCAAGGGCGGCTTGACCACGCAGGAGGCCGGAAAACAAGGCATTGGGAGTGGAGTGGCTCGTGCCACTTCATT